CAATACAATCACGAAACAGGAAAAATGACACTTACAAAACTTGCTAAGGGCGGTATCATTACAGTTGCAGCAATTGCTTCACTTGGGATTTTTCGTCTCACGGCCGTGAAGCGTATCCCAGCTAATACAGTTGGAGTTAAGGTTAGCGCGATTGGAGGTGTTCAAGAAAATACCCTGCAAACAGGATATCATCTAAAAATGCCATTTATCGACAAGGTTTACACTCTCTCCACTTCTGTTCAAACAAAAACAATGGAGAAAATCACGACTCAGACAAAAGATGGTCAATGGTTAAATACTAATATCGATGTAAAATATCGTGTAAACAAGGAAAAAGCCATGACGGTCTTCTCTAATTACACAGACTTAGAAAACGTGAATAATAGTGTAGTATCTCCTGCTGTTCAGCGTGCTATTGAATCTGTAACTGGAAATTACGATATTTATGATATTCTCGGTGACAAGCGTACTGAAGTTTATGAAATGATTGACAAGGCTCTCAAGGAAAAATTTGAGTCTTATGATTTAGAGTTTGTTTCTTTTACCATCACAGACCAAGATGCAGGCGATGAGATTGAAGCAGCAATCAAAAATGAATCGGTCAAACAGAAGGAAATAGACACAGCTAAACAGGAACAGGAAAAAACTAAGGTTGAAGCCGATACTAAAAAAGTTCAAGCTCAAGCAGAAGCAGACGCAGGTATCATCAAAGCAGAAGGTGAGGCCAAGGCCAACAAAGCTAAGTCAGACTCAATCACAGATAATCTTATCCGGATGAAAGAAGCAGAAGCCAGAGAGAAGCATGGCTGGGTCACTGTTAACGGTGTAGGTAGTGTGATCACGAATAAAGAATAAAATAAAAAAGCCAGCACAGCTGACTCCTTTGTGATATTCCGATAAAAATATTATATCATAAAGGAGCGATGTTGTGAGGTTATTAAAAAGAGTTGACGTGCAATTTACCAAAAAAAATGTATATGACGTTCTAGAGAGTTATCGCTCGTATGTCCGAATGGCAGGCGCTGAGTATTTGCCTAAGATCACAACGACCTACTCATTTGAACCAAAGACGTTTACTGGTAAGAACACAGCTACTGAGAATATGGTTATCGAACATGTGGATGCAGAAGCAGAAGTTCTGGAGATTGAGAGAGCAGTCAACTGCATTATGGATCCATACGTTCGGCAGGTTATCGCAAAGAAGTACATGGATATGAAAATCCAATTATCGGACAAGGCTATCTATATGGACTTAGGCTATTCTGAAAGTGAGTTCTATCGCATGCTTAGCAGAGGTGCTTTGGAATTTGCGGAAGCCTATCGAAAAGGTAAGCTGATTGTCTTTCGTAAATTTTTGGGAGATATTTGCAAGTAAATTGCAAGGAAATGGCTTATTTTACATGGTAAAATAGTATTGTCAAGTGATAGGTCAATTGACGTCTCCTTTATACTTTATTATATTTTTCCGAGGCTTCGGTCTCGTTTTGGCGGTGACAGGTAAGTGGTTTCTCTCCTATGTTTCCTTCGGTTCGATTCCGGGCATCGCCGTTAATGACTACAAAAAAATAGATCAGAAAATTTATTTCTAATTAACACGCAAGGTAGTAGTCGTCTTGCAAAAAGGTCGCACATCGTGTGGCTTTTTTTGATTTACAAAATAAACAAATCAGGGAGGAGGGCATGGAAAAAAGCGAGCTAGCACGCAAAGACTATGAGGCGGGCATGAAGTACAAAGACATTGCTACTAAGCATGATGTCTCAATCAACACAGTCAAATCATGGCAACGTAGGCATAATTGGACTCGTACAAAAAAGGGTGCACCCAAAAATCCAAGAGGTGCACCAAAAGGGAATAAGAACGCAGTTGGTCATGGGGCGCCTAAAGGCTCGCAAAACGCCCTTAAACACGGCCTGTTTGCTAAGTATCTACCGCAAGGAGTGCATGAGATATACGAGCAACTGGCAGATAAGCAACCAATTGATATTCTTTGGGAGAACATTCAGCTAACCTATGCTAATCTTTTACATGCCCAGCGCATTCTGTACGTTCAGGACGTTGATGATACAACCACTATGCTTATTGCAAGCACAGCAAAAGGCGGAGAAAGCTATGAAGTTCACACTGCTTGGGATAAGCAGGGTAAGGCGTTAGCTGCAATTGCAAGAATACAGTCAGAACTTAGAAATATGATTAAAACATATGATGAATTGACTCGCTCAAGCCTTGTTACAGAGGAGCAGAGATTGAGAATTGAGATTCTGAAATCTAAACTGCCTGACAATGAGCCTGAAAACATACATGATGATGGCTTTATTAAATCTCTAGAAGGGGTGGTTGAAGAAACTTGGCTAGATTAAGAACGCAAACCAATACATTCAAATTTCAACCTTTTAGCAAAAAGCAGAAGAAAGTGTTGACTTGGTGGCTTTGGAACTCTCCGGTTCATGAATCAGAAGGCATTATTGCTGATGGCGCTATCCGTTCTGGCAAGACTGTCTCTATGAGCCTAGCTTTTGTTATCTGGGCGATGACATCATTCAACCATCAGAACTTTGCCATGTGTGGGAAGACAATCGGCTCTTTCAACCGTAACGTCCTGAAACTATTATTGGTTATGATACAGTCAAGAGGTTTTAGCTACGTCTATCATCGGACGGATAACTTGATAGAAATCACAAAAGGAGACGTGTCGAATGATTTTTATATCTTTGGCGGTAAGGACGAAAGTTCACAGGATCTTATTCAAGGTTTAACGCTGGCAGGTATCTTTTTCGATGAAGTAGCGCTTATGCCCGAGTCGTTTGTTAACCAGGGTACAGGGCGGTGCTCTGTGACAGGTTCTAAGTGGTGGTTCAACTGCAACCCAGACGGGCCTTATCATTGGTTTAAAGTCAATTGGATAGACAAAGCAGAAACAAAGAACATGCTTTATCTGCATTTTGACATGGACGATAACCTTTCTCTTTCAGAGAACATCAAAAAGCGTTATAGAAGTCAATATCAAGGTGTTTTCTATCAGCGATATATTCAAGGTCTTTGGACGGTTGCAGAAGGTATTGTCTATGATATGTTCAGTAAGGATAAGCATGTTGTATCAACTTTGCCAGAAATGAGTAAGCTGGGCAAATATGTTTCAGTCGACTACGGTACGCAGAATGCGACCGTTTTTCTTTTATGGGAAAAAGACATCAATGGCAAGTATTACTTGACAAGAGAATATTATTACTCAGGTCGTGACGAGAACGTACAGAAAACCAATGCCGAGTATGCTGATGATTTAACTGCTTGGTTAGGAGATACGAACATCGAACGAATCATTATTGACCCGTCTGCTTCTTCATTCATTGCTGAATTGAAGAAGCGAGGATATAGAATCAAAAAAGCTAGAAATAACGTCCTTGAAGGTATTCGTTTTGTCGGTTCCATGCTTGGTCAAGAGAAAATCGCAGTGCATGAGAACTGTGTGAATACGTTGAAAGAGTTCCACGCTTATGTCTGGGACGAGAAAGCCTCTGCGAATGGCGAGGACAAGCCTATCAAACAGTTCGACCACGCAATGGACGCCCTACGTTATTTCTGCTATACAGTATTATTCAAGTCAGGAGGTATGACTGTTTGGAAATAGAAGTAATTAAAAATATAATCTCGTCGCAGATGGTCAAACATGGAAAGTTTGTCTCACAAGCAGCTGAAGCCGAGAAATACTATCGTAACGAGAATGATATTAAACGAAAGCGTAAGCCTGCCGATAAAAAAGGAGCTGAGAACGAAGCGAAAGCAGAAGATAATGCCTTTCGTAATGCTGACAATCGTATTAGTCACAACTGGCACCAGTTATTGCTTGACCAGAAAAAGGCTTATGCGTTGACCTATCCGCCTACATTTGATGTGGACGATAAAAGCGTTAATGATAAGATTGTAGACGTCTTAGGAGACGATTATGAACGTATCAGCAAGCAACTTTGCGTTAATGCAGGAAATGCTGGTATCGCTTGGCTTCACGTTTGGAAAGATGCTAGTGATAACTCGTTTAGATATGCTTGCGTGGACTCAAAAGAAGTGATACCTATCTACTCAAAGTCTTTGGATAAGAAGTTGATTGGGGTACTGCGAGTTTACTCTAGCATTGATGAAACAGATGGTAAAAATTACACTGTTTACGAATATTGGAACGACAAAGAGTGCTCTTTCTATCGGCACGAAGAAAATAAGCCACTGGAAGGATTAGAAACATTCCAAGCAATCTCTTTGATTGATACCATGAATGGAGACCGCTCAAGCGGCAATAGTTTCAAACATGATTTTGGCCTTGTTCCTTTTATTCCGTTCAAGAATAACGAAATTGAGACCAATGACTTGAAGCCAATCAAAGACCTAGTTGACGTTTACGACAAGGTTTTTAGTGGGTTTGTCAATGATACAGACGATGTTCAAGAGGTTATCTTTGTTCTTACAAACTACGGTGGGCAGGACAAGCAAGAGTTTCTAGAAGATTTGAAACGCTACAAGATGATTAAGATGGACAATGACGGTATGGGAGACCAGTCAGGAGTTACAACTATTGCGATCGACATCCCAACCGAAGCCAGAAATCTGATTTTAGAGCGAACTAAGAAACAAATCTTTATTAGTGGCCAAGGGGTTAACCCTGAAACAGATAAATTGGGGAACAGTTCTGGTGTCGCTTTGAAGTTTCTTTACTCTCTTTTAGAGTTAAAGACCGGCAACATGGAAACTCAGTTCAGAAGTGGATATGCCACACTTGTTAAGATGATCTTGAAACATCTAGGATTGTCCGACAAATTCAAAATCAAGCAAACATGGACACGGAACTCAATCAATAACGACACAGAAATGGCTCAAGTAGTTTCTACTCTCGCAACTATCACATCAAGAGAGAACGTAGCTAAATCGAATCCAATTGTAGAAGATTGGCAGGATGAACTGCGCTTGCAGAAAGCTGAACAAGAGGAACGCCCTGAAAAAGCCTACGATATGGAAGAGTTAGAGCATGAGTCGGAAGCTGAATAAAGAAGAGAAAATTGCCTTTATCGAATCACTTGACGACCTCAGCCGAGAAGAGAAAGACAGATTGCTATATGAGCTGGCTCAGATTGACGACCTCAGCGAGATAATAGACTACATCGATAATTTATACCGCAGAACACTAAAACGCATTACAGGGCGTTTAGAGGCGTTTGAGAGGGTATCTAAAAATCGTAGTGACTCATTACCATTTTATCTGTTATCCCTGACTAAGACTGACCAATTAAAAACCAAGCAAGAGATTGCAGGTTTTGTTAAGAAACACCCTGATTTAACAGAGTGGTCAAGGTCAATAAAGGTCAAAACAAATGCAGACGCCTTGTTTGCTGGTGTTGAGATGGATATCGCTGAAATGACTGGTAAAATCAACAAGCGAATAGAAACACATCTCAAACAAACCTACCAAGAAACTTACTTAAATCGTGCTTACAACTACCATAAACAGACCAAAAGAGAACCGAATTTCAAGCCTGAGCGCCTAGAAGAAGAGTATCTTCAAAAGGCGATCAACGAAAACTTCAAAGGTAAGCGATTCTCTGAGCGTGTTTGGGGCAGCAATATGGATGAACTAGTTAGTAGAGTAGAATCGCTTGTAACCAACGATTTAAACCGAGGCTATCCGATAGACCAGTCCAGTAAACTTCTAGCAATTGAGTTTGACCGTGCTCGTAATCGTGCGGTGACTGTTTTGCAGACGGAAACGAACGGAATTCAGGCTCAGGCGACGTTAGATGAATACCAAGACGACAATATCAAGAAGTACAGGTATCTAGCGACCTTAGAGGTTCACACATGCCCTATTTGTGGCGAGTTGGACGGCAAGGTATTTCCTGTTAAGGATGCAGAAAAGGGCGTGAATTATCCTACTATGCACCCTCACTGTCGATGTACGACGGTTCCTGCCTTAGAAAAAGGTGGGAAACGCTATGCAAGAGATATTGAGACAGGAAAAGGCTATGAGGTTGAAAGCGGTCAGACCTTCAAGGACTGGCGAAAGCAGCAACTTGATAAGTATGGCCAGACTGCCATCAAAGACAAGCTACAAGCTGAACGATTGGAAAAGGACAGAGTCCGCAGAACCAAGGAGCAGTTCATAGCTTATAGACAGGTTTTAGGTTCTCAAAATATGCCCAAAACATTTGCAGGCTTCTATGATTTGAAGTATAATGATGTTGAGGGATACAAGGAACTAAAAGACCGCATCAGATGGACAAAGTCCAAGTTTCCTACTGAGAAATCTTTAAATGGACATTTCAAAAGTCATGGGAAAGAGTTCGGAGCGGAAAGCCCTGAAGAATATCAACAATTGGCTAGAAATTTATTATCTTCTGTTGTCTCTAAAAATATTATAGGTTATGATACTGGAGAAAGAAGAGTTCGATTTAATCGAGAAACGGGGACAATTGCGATTGGTAAAAGAAATGCCTCAGGAAAAGTGAAAATAACAACTATGTTTAAGCCAGATGATGGAGAGGAATATTACCATGACGACTACAAAAAAGAACATAATAATGGTTGATGGATGGGAACATGTGAATTGTCCCGTATGTGGAAATTTAGTAGAAACTTATGATATTTGTGATGTTTGTCATTGGCAAAATACGGGAGCGTTTAATATCGATGGCGGTCCTAATAAAATGACACTTGCGGAGGCTAAAGAAGCATACGCAAAAGGTTTACCGATTAGATAAATAAGCACCTAGAGAAATCTAAGTGCTTTTCTTATTTTTATTTTTTTTCAAAAAACCTCTTGACTTTTTGTGGCACAAGTTGTAATATATAATCGTGGCACAGAAAGTAGGTGATGAAATGAGTCCACGAACCGGAAGACCAAAAAGCGAAAAACCGTTGAATGTTGAAGTTAAAGCAAGAATCGATTCAGAGTTGAATAAACATTTGGAAGATTATTGCTTACAAAAAAAGACCACTCGTACAGAAGTGGTTAGAAAAGGCATAAAATTAGTTTTAGGTCTTGAAAAAAATAAATAACGCATAATCCTCCCTCGCCAAAGTTGAGATTATACGTTATCGCACGAAAGAAACTCTTTCTGAAATCATTATATCAGAAAAGAGCTTCTTTGTCATACCGCAAAGGAGTTTTTATAATGGCAAAAAAAGTTTTAAAAATCGCTTGACAAATGCCGACAATAGTTTTATTATACTTATGTCGGCAAAAGTGAGGTGATGAACTTGACTGACAAAAAGAAAATGGGGCGACCTACGAGCGACCCTAAGACCGTTAAGTTAACTGTTAGGATTAACGAGGAAACTAATAAAACTTTGGAAGAGTATTGCAAAAATAATAATCTCTCCAAAGCTGACGGTGTTAGAGAAGCAATAAGTCGTCTAAAATAACAAATACCGCCTAGCTCTCTGTCGCCAAACTTGCGAGCTAAACGGTATCACCACAGAAGTGTTTCTGCATGAAATATTATATCATGCTGAGACGCTCTTTTCAAGATACACGAAGGAGTGTTTTTATTATGGCAAAAATTGAATTAACAGAAGAACAATTGACTCATCTAGGCTACGAGCTTTCAGATATTCGAAGAACGGTTGAAATGGCAACCAATATGACAGAAACCTTGGCTTGGGTTCAACTTAAGGATGAGACAGCTTTTAAAGAGATGTCTAAAAAGTTCTTTGATACTTTTAATGAACAATTCGGTTTACTTCATTCAACACTAGATGAAATTGCTTTTATTTTGATGAACTCAACAGATAAAGCAGAAATCTTAGGAAGTAAAATTTTTAACTAGGAGCATAAAAATGGAACTACAAATTTTTAAAAATGAACAATTCGGAGAAGTAAGAACAGTAGAAATTAAAGGCGAGCCATTCTTTAATTTGAATGATTGTTGTCAAATTCTGGATTTAAGCAATCCACGAAAAACACTAGAAAGACTCAATCCAAAGGGTGTAACTAGTAGTGACATCCTTACAAACGGAGGAGTCCAACAAGCCAACTTCATCAACGAAGCGAATTTCTATAAACTTGTTTTTCAATCTCGCAAACCAGAAGCAGAGAAATTTGCTGATTGGGTCACTAGCGAAGTGCTGCCCTCTATTCGTAAGCATGGCGCTTATATGACCGACCAAGTGGCCTATAATATCACACACAACAAACAAGCCTTAGCAGACTTGCTCCTTATGGCTGGTAATCAACTGAAAGAAAAAGAAGCAGTCATTAAACACTTGGAAGCTGAAAAAGCTGTACTTTCCGTTGAAAATACCATAATGAAGCCGAAAGCAGACTATTTCGATGAACTAGTAGATAGAAACTTACTGACCAGCTTCCGAGAAACAGCAAAACAATTAAAAATCAAAGAACGCAAGTTTATTGACTTCTTGATGGAGAAAAAATACATCTACCGAGATAAGAAAGGTAAGCTCCAACCGACAGCCAATAAAAATGATGGCTTGTTTGAGGTCAAGGAAACACTCAACGAAAAAACACAATGGTCTGGCACACAGACTCTGATTACACCTAAAGGCCGTGAAACCTTTAGACTACTATTTATCTAATTATGCCCTAACCGTATGGAATCCCGTACGGTTTTCTTTTCGCCCTGGGCATGGCGTTAAAAGGTTCAAACATTGGACAAGTCCGTAGTCCTAACAAAAGCGGAGCGACTGGTGATGGAGAACACCTAAAAAGCCTAGCGTAGAGGAAAGGATTTTCAAAATGAAAAAAGAACAACTGGCAAACATCGGCTTAACTGAAGACCAAATTTCTCAAGTCTTCGCTTTGTATGGTGCTTCTGTCCAAAAACTTAAGGATGATGTAGCAAGTAAAGAAAGCGAATTGGAGAGCGTGCGTGGACAGCTGACACAACGTGATAAAGACTTGAATGATTTGAAGAAAAAGGGCGCAGATGTTGAAGATATTCAGCAAAAGCTAGAGGACTTACAAGCTAAGTACAAACAAGATACAGAAGCGCTTGAGATGAAACTAGCAGATGAGAATAAATCTCGCTTAATCGATGCTGAATTAACAAAAGCTGGCGTTCGAGACGCAGAAATTTTTGAGAAAATCTTAAACAAAGACGAAATCTCTGTAAAAGATGGCAAATTGATTGGCTTAACTGAGCAAATCGAGGCTCAGCGTGCTAAGAGTCCATATCTCTTTAACGGGGAGAAACAAGCCCAATATACGCCAAACCAAGGCGATGGGCAAGGTGCTAATTTAGGGAGTTGGGAAACTGCTATGAGCAATCTTGACTTTAACCTAACTCAATTTTTAGAACAACAAGGAGAAAATAACTAATGGCTAATGAAATTACAAAAATTCTAGACACGATTACACCTCAACAGTACAATGCCTATATGCAACAGTACACGGCTGCTAAATCTGCTTTCGTTCAAAGTGGTATCGCAGTATCAGACGAACGTGTCTCTAAAAACATTACATCTGGTGGTCTTTTGGTCAACATGCCTTTCTGGAATGACCTTACTGGCGATTCTGAAGTTCTTGGAAATGGCGACAAAGCCCTAGAAACTGGAAAAATTACTGCTGGAGCAGACATCGCCTGCGTTCTTTATCGTGGACGTGGTTGGGCTGCCAACGAATTGACTGGTATCGTAGCTGGTTCTGACCCAGTCCGTGCTATCTTGAACCGTATCGGTGCTTACTGGTTGCGTGAAGACCAAAAAGCCTTGATTGCTACCTTGAATGGTATCTTTGCTACTGGAACAGGTGGAGAGAAAGGTGCGCTTGAAGAAACTCACGTATCAGACCAATCAAAAGCGTCTACTGGTATCGATGCAGCTATGGTGCTTGACGCTAAACAATTGCTTGGAGATTCTGCTGATCAAGTTACTGCTATTGCTATGCACTCAGCGGTTTACACTAAACTACAAAAAGATAACTTGATTCAATACATCCAGCCAACAACTGCGACTATCAACATTCCAACCTACCTTGGTTACCGTGTCATTATCGATGATGGTATTGCACCAACAGGAGATGTTTATACATCATACCTTTTCCGCACAGGTTCAATCGGTCTCAATACAGGAAATCCATCAGGATTGACTACATTTGAAACTTCTCGTGAAGCAGCTAAAGGCAACGACATGATTTACACTCGTCGCGCCCTTGTTATGCACCCTTACGGCGTGAAATGGACTGGCGCAGAAGTGGATGCTGGAAACATCACTCCATCAAATGCTGACTTGGCTAAATTCAAGAACTGGCAACGTGTTTACGAGCCTAAGAATATCGGTATTATCGCTTTGAAACACAAAATTGGCAAATAGATTGGGTAACAGAATATGATTCAAGAATTGAAACAAGACAACACAATGTACTTGATCTCATGCGTTCGGAAAATGCGTCAGGATAATTATTTCAAAGACATGGAAGTTCTCCATTACGCTTTAACCCAAGCAGAAAACGAGATTTTGAATTATATTCACCAAGACAGTGTGCCTGGACATTTAGAGAACGTATGGATAGACATGACCAACGACTTACTGGACAAGGTCAAGGAGCAAAGTGTTCTTGCTGAAAAAGCTGACGCAGAAGACTTTTCGGTTAAAAGTATCAAAATGGGTGATACGACAATCGAAAAGGTTAGTCCTTATGAAATGATTCAACGAATGAAACAAGTGCCGTCATCACTTGAGCGCTACAAGCGTCAGTTGAATCGTTTTAGGAAGCTACTATGACCGAATATGCTAAGACAGTCTTTGATTTCTTGTATGACTGTAAAATGACGGTTAAAGGTTATACAGAGCAAGAGATAGACGGTTTGACCAGTATGTCAGAAAGCGTGCTATTAGAGGACATTCCTTGCAGGATTTCGCAAATGAGCAATAGTTCAACGAACGGGAGCGACTATCAAGCTAACGGCTATGATATGAAACTCTTTTGCTCAGTTGTCTATGATATCCCTGCAGGTTGCAAGATTGAGGTGACTGATAGAAATGGGCACGTTAAAGTGTTTACACATTCTAATGTGCCTATTGGTCAGTATTGGTCACACCAAGAAATTGCTATAAAGCTAGAGGGCAAGTCATGAGTGGCAGTTTTGATTATCGTAGTTTCGCTAAGTTTGCTAACAACTTCAACAGGAATGCGAATCATGCGAAAGTAGACCGATTTATGAGACAGACCTTGAATTACGAAGGTACAGAACTAAAGTCCAAAGTAAAAGAGAGAACGCCTGTTGGTGTTTATACGGATCATTGGGTGGAGTTCACAACCAAAGATGGTAAACATGTCAAATTTTGGGCAAGTGCTCATGGTAAACAAGGCGGAACCTTGCAAAAAGGATGGTCTAAAAGCCGTATTGAAGTATCTGGGCGGACTTATAAGCAGAAAGTTTATAACAAGGTCTACTATGCCCCACACGTTGAGTACGGGCATAAGACGGTTAATGGTGGATTTGTTCCAGGGCAATTTTTCCTTCATAAAACGGTTGAAGATACTAAAAGCGATATGGAGAAGCGTGTTCGTGATAAGTATGATGGCTTTATGAGAAAGGTAGTGTTAGGAAATGGCAAATAAAGGCTTTCGGTTAGTCGAGGAGTTGGTTAGTCATATCAAGGGGTTATATCCTGACATCAGGATTTATCTAGATGAAGTAGAGCAAGGTTTTAAAGAGCCTTGTTTTTTTATCCATGTGGTTGATACTAAGTACACTCCAGAGGCCAATAAGTATGTGAAAGTACGTTCTAAAGTGGATTTGTCTTATTTTCCTCCTAAGAAAAAGCGTAGCGAGTGTTTAGCAATGCAGGAAGAATTGAGTTATAAACTCTTACACTTGCCGACGATTCATTTATTTGACCGTCAGTACGAAGTGGTTGACAACGTTCTGCATTGTATTTTTAATGCAAGCACACGCTTGAAGTTAGAAGAGGAAGATATCAAACAACGTGAATTGAAAGTGAAAGAAGAGGTAAAAGATGGATAATGTAGACGGAATTGTGTTCCCTACTGCGGACATTTTGGAAAGTAGCGCTTTTACCAACGGAGAAAAAGACATCTTGGGGGCTATTTTAGATCCAGAAGAGTCTTATAGCTTGGAAGAAGCAAGAGCAAAACTAGAATACGAACTAGGAAGGAAGATTAAGTAATGGCAGGTGGAATTTGGAAACGTCAAAATAAAGTAAGACCAGGTGCTTACATCAACGTCAAATCAAAAGACATCGCAATGACTCGCCTTGGTGGTGATGGTGTCGTAACAGTACCGTTGGCACTCAGTTTCGGCGAATCAAAGAAATTGATGAAAATCCGACGTGGCGAAGACCTATTTAAAAAACTAGGCTATGAGCAAGAAAGCCCACAGCTTTTGTTGCTAAATGAAGCATTCAAGCGTGTTAGTGAAGTCTTGCTTTATCGTCTGAATACGGGCGAAAAGGCAAACGTAAGCCTTTCAGACAACGTAACGGCTCAAGCCAAATATAGCGGTGTCCGTGGGAATGACATCACAGTAACAGTCAAAACAAACGTAGACGACCCAAGTTCATTTGATGTTGTCACGTTCCTTGATACTGTTGTTATGGACTCACAAACTGTAAAAGTCTTGGCTGACTTGAAAAACAATGATCTAGTTGAATTTTCAGGAACTGGCGAACTGCAAGCGGTGGCTGGAGCTAAATTGACTGGTGGTACTGACGGAACAGTGTCAACTCAAGACTACTCAGAATACTTCAAGGCGCTTGAAACAGTTGAATTTAACTATATGGCCTTGCCAGTAGAAGACGCTTCTATCAAGAAAGCAGCTATCAACTTTATCAAACGTATGCGTGAAGATGAAGGACTTGGCGCTCAATTGGTTGTTGCAGACTCTGACGCAGATAGTGAAGCGGTAATCAACGTTAAAAACGGTGTTATCTTGTCTGATAAGACAGTTATTGATAAGACTAAAGCGACTGTTTGGGTTGCAGCAGCAAGCGCAAATGCTGGCGTTGAGAAATCATTGACTTATGAGAAGTATGAAGACTCTGTTGATGTTGTGGGTCGTTTGAGCCATACAGAGACAGAAGATGCTCTCTTGAAAGGGCAGTTTGTCTTTACTGCTCGTCGTGGCCGTGCAGTAGTCGAACAAGACATTAACTCACACGTCAGCTTCACGATTGAAAAGAACCAAGACTTCCGTAAGAACCGTATCTTGCGCACCTTGGACGATATCGTGAACGATACTCGTTATGCTTTCTCTGAGTATTTCCTTGGTAAAGTAAGCAACAACGAAGATGGACGTCAAGCGTTCAAAGCGAACCGTATTCGCTACTTCAAAGACCTTGAAGCTCGTGGTGCTATTGAAGACTTCAAAGTTGAAGACATTGAAGTACTACGTGGTGAGTTGAAAGAGTCTGTAGTGGTTAACGTCAAAGTGAAACCAGTAGACAGTATGGAAAAACTGTACATGACAGTTACAGTAGAGTAGGAAAGGAGACAGTATGGCTTTTTTAAAAGGTCGTGACGTAATCAGCGGTCAGGAAGGTACCGCTTTTATTCACATTGACGGAAGAAATGAGTTCATGTTCTATATCAAGGAACTTGAAGCGACAGTTAAGAAAAACAAAGAAGAAGTCCGCACCCTTAACAAACGTGGTACGCAAGTGAAGGCGACTGGTTTCAAGGGCGAAGGTAAGATGACCATCTACGGTGTCACTTCAACATTCAAGGAAATGATGTTGGACTACATGAAGAATGGTCGTGATACATTCTTTGATATCCAAGTGACCAATGACGATGCGACAAGTTCAATTGGTCGCCAAACAACTATCTTGCGAGAATGTAACCTTGATGAAGTTGTAATGGGTCAGCTAAAAGTTGAGGAAGATTTCTTGGAAGAAGAAGTCAACTTTACTTTTGAAGATGTGGATATCTTAGAAAAATTTAATGCGCCTAAATTAGGTTAGAAAGAGGATAGATAAATGGCAATTTCAGACTTTTTACTAGAAAACGTTCAGCAGGAAGAAACAAAGGAAGTACACCTTAAGCGTTTCAAATCTCCTTTCGTCATTCGCAGTATTGACGAAAGCCTAAATGATACATTGAAGAAACGTGCGACAATCAAGAAGAAAAACCGTCAAGGTGTGGCTATTCCTGAGTTCAACAACGATAAGTACATTGACTCTTTGATGTCTGCCTGCGTTGTTACGCCAGACTTGAAAGATGCTCAACTACAAGAGTCTTATCGTACTGTTGGGGATGAAGCAGCAACCTTGAAAGCTATGTTGAAGATTGGAGAATATGCTACCCTAATGCAAGAAATCCAGTCGCTTAACGGATTTGATGAAGATATCAATGATCTTGTTGAAGAAGCAAAAAACGACTAGAGGACGGGGACGCAGAGTTGAGTTATGCTTACTACTGTTTGCATCAATTCAACTGGACTCCGTCCTTTTTGGATAGCTTATCCAAGCGTGAAAAAGCCTTGATTTTTGCCTTTATCGATATCCGAGTAGAGGCAGAAGAAAAGGAACACAAAGAAATGGAAAGAAAAAGCAGAGGAAGGAGGAGACGGTAGAAGATGGCTACATTAATGCAAACGCTGGCGCTTAGAGATAATTTCTCAAGCCCTTTAAATCGAATTAATAGCACAATCAACAGGACTATTGCTAAGTTCGGAGAGTTGGATAGACGTGTCAAGAAGATGACGCAAACTGCAACGATTAAAGTCAAAGCAGATATGCCTAAAAATTTAACTGCGCCTAAAGCTACTAGCCCTGTAGCGCCTAAAATGGCGACACCTATCGCTCCTAAACTTCCTTCGACTGGGCCTCTTGTTGGTGGCTTTGGTGTTGCTACATCCATGCTTGGTCGAATGACCTCTATTTCTCGTGCTTTAAATTTCATGGTTGCTATTCAAGCCTTGAGGCAAATGGCTAATTTAATGAGCGGTCTGATTAAGTCAGGCGATGATTATATTCAGACTATGGCAAGGCTTAAGACAATAGAAGACGGATCTAAGACAGGCCAAGAACTTCAAGATAGCATCATGGCAGCAGCACAGCGCTCAAGGACTGGCTTCGGTATCATGGCAGACTCAGTGGCTAAACTACGCTCACAAGCTGGAGAAGCCTTTAAAAGCAATGATGAAGCTATTGCATTCGCTGAACAGTTGAACAAACTGTATAAAATCGGTGGTGCAAGCTTAGAGCAACAAAAAGCAGGGACGCTTCAAATCACACAGGCGCTTGCTTCAGGGGTTCTTCGTGGTGATGAGTTTAACTCTATGATGGAGAACGCTCCTCTTGTTGCCCAAAAACTAGCTAGACACCTTGGTGTCAGCGTTGGTCAACTGAGGGGAATGGCTAAAGATGGTCAGTTAACTGGAGATATCCTTAAGGACGCTTTGCTTGGTTCAGCAGTTGAAACAAACGCTGAATTTGCGAAAATGCCGATGACCTTTGCTGATATGATGACTCAGGTTGGTAACGTTGCTTCATACGCATTTCAGCCTTTAATTCAAGCATGGCAAGAGTTTATTAACAGTACCGCTGGACAAAACTTCATGGCAGGTTTAGAAACCGCTATGTTTGCGATTGGCCAGATAGCTTTGTGGCTCTTTAATCTCTTTGTTGCAGGTTGGAACTGGGTGACTGAGAACATTAACTTTGTAATTACTGCTTTGATGATGGTCGCAACTGTAGCTACCATAGTAGGTATTGCTATATTTATAGCAGGTATGATTGCACAGGCTCCATGGGCGTTAGTCTATTTAGTTATGATTGGCATTATTGCCGTCGCTCTCTTAATTGCTACAGCTCTAAACGCTATGGGAATTTCATTCTTAGACGTTGCAGCTGCTATCGTTGCAGCCTTTGTCTTTGTCGGAACGGTAGTTTATGACATCATTATGTTCGTCATCAATCTCGTCATGTATATGATTGCACCGATTGTAAACCTCTTCATAGCCATTTACAACATTGGTTTAGCAGTTGCGGAATTTTTGAGAAATGTCTTTAAACACCCGATATATTCCATCAGAAAGTTATTTTATAATCTTGTTCGAACTGTATTAGATTATTTTGCTTCGTTTGTTGATGGGGTAGTCAATGTAGCGCAATCTATCGGTAATGCTTTTATAGCCGGTGCCAATATGGCTATCAAAGCTATCAACTGGATCATTGACGCTTTAAATAAAATACCAGGAGTGAATCTAGGAAAAGTTGGCGAAATGGGCTACATGTCTAATGACGGTAGTTTTGCCAATGGTATTCGTGCGATGGGAGAGATGTTTAATCCAGGAGAGGCTCCTGATGATTATGAATCTTTTGATGGCATGCGTGCTAACATGATAACTCCAGGCAGTTTGTGGGATGGGATGGCAAATCCTTTCTCAACTGCTGGCAATGCTTTTAGTGGTACTAAGGCTTTTGGTCAAGGCGTTGGTGATGCTATGCAAGGCTTCGCTGATAAGATGAAGGGGCAAGACGAACTTGCTTCTAAATTTGACCAAATGAACCAAACACCAGCAGGAGCAGGTGCTCCGGAAGGTGGCGGTGGCAAAGGCCTTGGCGACAAGCTGGGCAAAGGCAAAAACATTGGTAACGTCGGTAAGATTGAAGATGAAGTCAAGCTGAAAGACGAAGATATCAAGATGATGCGTGATGTTGCAGAACGTAAGTACATCATTGATTACCAAGTTCTAACGCCTCAAGTTAGTGTTAAATATGAGTCTAAAAATAGCGCTACTGAACAGGATATCGACGATTTGGTTGACAGAATCGAAGAAAAGATTGTCGGTTTGGTCGATAGCGACCTAGGAATTGCGTAGGAGGTAGAAAGAAATGGCGATTGGTATTTTCGTAGAGTACAAAGGTCAAGTCACACAACTTCCTGTCAATCCAGAAGAACTGAAAACGAAGAATATTGCCAATAACGAGTCAACAACGAGTATTGCGCTAGGAGAAATAACCCAGATGAGTTTTCCTAAACTCTCTGAGGTTACTTTCACTTCATTCTTCCCTCGAGACACTTTCCGCTCTTATGTCCTTAATAAATCAGGAACGCCTGAAACCTATGTCCGACTCTTAAAGAAAATCATGGACGGGAAAGAACCTTGTCGCTTGATTATCTCTGGTGTGGGTATCAATATGCTTGCGACAGTTGAAAGTTTTGAGCAACAAAGAAAAGCTGGTATTCATGAGGATGTTTATTACGACATCACATTCAAAGAGTACAAGATGGCCAAGGCTCGGTTTGTAAAAATCGAAAAGAAGGTATCAGAGGAGAAGAAAGCTAGTCAACCTCAGAAAGAACAAGCTCCCTCGACTAAGAAAGAAGTAACTATCGGTGCAAAGGTGCTCGTCAATGGGCAGCTGCATAGAGATAGCTACGGAGAAGGGCCTGGTCAAACTGAGTCAAACGCAACTAGACTTGTCAATTATATCAATATGAAAGGGTCGCATCCTTATCACGTTACTATGCTTGATGGCGGTTGGCGTGGTTGGGTTACTGCTGATTCGGTGCAAGTCCTATGATGGAATTTCTGATTCAAGATGTGAATGACGGTAAAGTCTTTGATATCACTGAGTTGGTCGGAGGTGTCAAATGGGAAACCAGTATTGATTTTCAGCCGGGAAAACTTGAGTTTGATATGATCATAGACTCGCAGGTTGCTTGTAACTTTGGGGATGTTATCCGCTTCAAAGTAGATGATAAGGGCATTTTTTACGGAAAAGTTTTCAAGAAAAAGCGGAAATCAGCTAAGAAATGGTCGGTTACTGCTTATGACAGAATGAGATATCTGAAAAACACTGACACAATCGTGTTTGAAGCCTCTAAAAGTCATGAAATCTTCAGTAAGATTTGCGAAATATCAGAACTTGAGTACAAAGTTGTTGACGAGGGAAACTGGACGTGTCCTGAGAAAATCGAAGATAAGAAAACTTATTTCGCGATGATCCAGAACGCCTTGGACTTAACGTTGATTCATGGTGGTATGTGGTACATCATCAGAGATAACTTCGGTACTGTCGAGCATATAGCGTTAAATTCGCTGATTACTGACTTAGTGATTGGTGATGATAGCGTAGCTACAGACTTTGACTATGAAGGCTCTATCGATGACAGTTACAACTATGTGAAGCTGACTAAAGACAACAAGCAGAGTAAGAAGCGTGAAGTTTACGTTGTGAAAGACTCTAAAAATGTGGCTCTTTGGGGCAAGTTGCAGTACCACGAAAAAGTGGATGAAAAGATGAATGAGAGTCAGATTCAACAAAAGGCTGAACTCTTATTGAAAGCTAAGAATCATCCTAAAAAGACTTTTAAAGTTCCTTGCTTAGGACATCTTGGAATTAGTGCAGGGAACAGTGTTGTACTGGATTTTGCTGATTTAGAGTCTGAAGGGATTAAGAAGAACAGTCTTGGCATCATCTCTAAATGTACCCACAAGTGGGACAAGGTGCATACAATGGATTTAGAATTGAGGACGCTGGAATAATGGCAGGAGAGTTATTAGCACGCCTTTTGGCGCAAGGAGTAGATGATGGGACAGACAGGACAGATATTGTTTTTGGCTCTGTCACATCTGTTTCTCCTTTAACAATCAAGGTTAATAATAAACTTGAAATCCCTGAGTCCTTTTTAGTTCTAAGTCCGATGGTTAAAGAACTACGCACTGGAGATACTGAAGGAGACAACAAGAGGTGGATTGTTTTTCGTGATCTTGAAGCAGGAGACAAAGTCTTAATGATTAAAGCCCAGAACGGGCAATTATACTACGTTTTACAAAGGATGGAGTGAAGATGGTAGATATACGAAACATTGAAGAAGTTGTTTTGCCATCCTACACTTATCAAGTGAAAAATGGCAGAATACACGGATATATAGATGGATTAGAGGCCATGAGGCAAGCAGTTGAAAAGATTCTGCTTACAGAACGGTTTGAGTGGGTTATTTACTCTTCGAACTACGGAGTAGAATTAGAGCGCTTGATTGGAAAACCTTATGATTTTGTAAAAGCCGACCTTGAGAGGACAATTTCTCAAGCCTTGTTAGTTGATACAAGAATTAAAAGTGTCCAAAATTTCTTCATCGAGCAGCAAACCAAGGACAGCTTGCTTTGTGTCTTTGAAGTCCATACTATATCCGGTTTATTTAAAGTTGAAAAGGAGGTGACGCTGATTAATGATAGGTGATTTCTTAGAAAAATATACATTTGATTATCTGATGAATGACGCTCTTTCTCGTGTCAATGAAAATATTGATACACGGGAAGGTTCTATCATCTATGACGCATTAGCGCCTGCTTGTTATGAGTTAGCTGGTTTTTATTTGCAGTTAAAAAATCTACTGCTAGATACATTTCCACAGACTGCTATTGGCCAATACCTAGACTACAAGGTTGAAGAGTTCGGTCTACATCGTTATCCGTCAAAAAAAGCGGTACGCTTTGCGGAGTTTAAAAACGAGAGAAAAGAAGGTATACAAATCGCTTTAGGCTCTCGTTTTGCGACTCTTGATGAAGCTGCAATCATCTACAAGGTTGTTCGTGCCACAGATGTAGTAGGCAAGTATGAAGTAGAGTGTGAGACAAGCGGCGTTGTCGGTAACCGCTATTACGGCAATATCTTGCCCTTGGAGAACTACAGAAACCTCGCTACAGCAGTCTTAGGAGAAATTGTTACATCCGGTCAAGATGAAGAAACTGACGATGACTTGCGGAAGCGTTTCTTGATTTACGTCAATGAGAAGCCGTTTGGCGGTAATTTCATTGAGTACGTTCAGCGTGTCCGTGAAATTGACGGAGTTGGTGCAGTTCAGGTTTATCCAGTTTGGAATGGCTCAGGAACGGTTAAAGTAGTTATTTTAGACAACGACTTAAACTTGGCATCTACTGAGACAATTAAGAAGGTGCAAAATGTTCTGGATCCACTTGAATATACTGGAAAAGGAGTTGGACTTGCTCCTATCAATCACCGTGTGACGGTTACGACTGCGACACGCTTCCCGATTGATATTGAGTTTAAACTTGAGTTGATGACAGGATATCAGCTAAATCAAGTAAAAGAACTGGTAGACAAGGCTCTAGACCAGTATTTCTTAGACTTGAGAAAGAACTGGGCGCAATACTCAGATGTCAACACCTATAGCATGAAAATCTATCGCTCGCAGTTAATGGCTAAGCTACTGACTATTAACGGCATCGCAAACGTTGATAAGATGAAATTGAACAATCGTGAAGCTGATCTAGCGCTTGTTTTCACAGGGCAATTACAACAATTGCCGTATAAAGGAACAGTGAGGGTTGTTTAATGGCAAAAGAAGTAAACTTATCTGAATACGTTCCAGATTACTACGAGGGCGTCAAGGATATGAAAGAGCTGGTTAAGGTTGAAAATGCTCTATTTAAAGATGGAACTATCTCGCTAGAGCAGTTTATCAAGAATCAGTTCATTATGCTTTGTGATGTTCCTACGTTGACGAAATTTGAAGAAGTCTACGATATTGTTGCCCACCCAACCGATACGTTGGAGTGGAGGAGAGAGCGTGTTTTGTTGCGTATCAATATGAGACCACCATTTTCATGGTGGTTTTTAATTCGCAAATTGGACGACCTTTTCGGCAAAGGGAAGTACAAGGCTTCAGTAGATTTCGCTAATCAGGTCTTACTGATTGAGTCTGGTGCAGAAACGAGCGGACTTTTCAGAGAGTCTGTTGTTTTTATCAACGCAATCAAACCAGCGAACATGGTATATACGCATATTCCAACAGTAACTGAACGAGTCAAGCTGAAAGAACGGCTATTTAAGACCTCGGTAGACTTTGCTAGAGTTGGTTATGCAGTTGTAGGGGTGACAGCTCTTGAATACGAAGGAGCAGAAGAAGAGGTTATATTTAGTGATTAAAGAAACATTATTTACCTCGATTACTGATACTGTATTAGCTAAAATAAGCAAAGCTAGATTAAATAGCAATCAAGTTGTCTCAATCCAAAAAAGACGGGATAGGCAATTTGTTTTTGTAGAGTTTTTAATACCCGATTCGGTAAGAGAGGTTACGAAAGTGGAGTTGTTAGATGCGTCAGACATTGTTCTATCAGTGATAGAAGTGTACGTTCCGATTGAAACAACGACACGGTTCAAATATAGACTGGAGGTGCTAACAGATGGTTAAAACTTGGAGATCAAGGGATATCATTGGAGCAGAGGATGCGCAACGTTGGGAAAACAAAGCTGACGCAACCCATCGCCACAAAGTATCTGATATTGATGGCCTTGAAGCTATCATCGGTAATCAAACAACAAATAAAGCGAATCAGGCAGACCTAACTGGTCACATTCAAAACCAAAACAACCCACACAATGTCACTAAGCAACAAGTGGGGCTAGGGAATGTCACGAATGTTGAGCAAGCAAGTAAGTCTGATTTTCAACATCACTTAGACAATCATAATAACCCTCATGGCGTGACCAAGACTCAGGTAGGATTGGGAAACGTGATAAACGTGGAGCAGGCTAGTAAGCAGGAGTTCAACGCTCACACTACTAATCGAAAGAATCCGCATAATGTGACGAAAGAGCAAGTCGGTCTAGCAAATGTGACAAACGTAGAACAAGCCAGCAAGGCCGATTTTGACGCTCACGCAAGAGATACGACTAAACACATTACTCAACAAGAGAGAACCTCTTGGAATAGTAAGGCAGATGGTCGTGCGTTGACTGACCACACAGGGAACCGCAACAACCCTCACGGTGTTACAAAGGCGCAGGTTGGTCTAGGGAATGTAGTAAATGTTGAACAAGCGAGTAAGAGCGAATTTAATTCTCATTCGCAAAATTCGACTATTCACGTATCAAGCGTGGATAAGAACAGATGGAATAATGCTCAACTAACCAAGCTGACAAATGATAATGGCAGTGCTAAGACCGCTATAGGAAACTGGGATAGCTATGTGGAGTCAGGCATGTATACAGGAGCAGGGCTGACGAATTCACCCAAGGGTTCACGTTCTCCGCTCTATGTGACCGTCACGAAAATCGATGGCCAGAACGTTATGCAGCAGGCAGTAGACAACGCAAATACATTTACTGCGGTTAGAACCAAAGTCAATGGTGTTTGGGGAAGCTGGCAGGTGTTGCCCAGGCTGGATATGAAAGTGATTCCGATTCAATTTATACCTGGTATCATGCCTTCAAAATTAGCAACGGAAGAAATGAATAAGATTTATGTTATCGGTAACTGGATTTCGTTCATTGCATTCATTGATAAAGATTCAATTAATAAGTCAAAAACAACTATTGCATCTTATACCAAAAGTTTATTCAAACTACCAAAAGAATATGCTTTTTTAGATAGAAAAAATTATAGTGATGATCATGAGTTCTTTGGAGAGCGATATAACTTTACCTCGCTTGAAAAACATTTTAATAATAAAGTCCGACATGTAGAAGGACATTATTATCGAGATCAGGAAATCGTGGGGCATTTTAATACTGACTATCAGGGAGAAACCAAAGATTTAATTATCACAGGAAGTTGGTTAAAACCGAAATAAAAGTACGGCGTTTGGATTAAAAAATAAATTATAGAAAGAAGTAAATAACATGGAATTTTTAGTAGAAAACAAACTTTTTCGAGTTGACAAAACAGTAGTCACTATTCGTAAGGAACAGCCTTTCACGTATTACACTCGTGAACTTGATGGAGATCGTCTAGGCGAATCTGATGAAAAAATCATTCAAGCAGTCCTAGAGCAAGTTCGTGCAGAACTTGACCCTGCCTCTGCGATTGTACAAGCTCAAGCGAAACTGCAAGAAACACAAGCTGAATTGGAGCAGGCTAAACAGAAACTGGCTGAGACAGAGCAGAAAGCGACTCAAACAGAAGCGAAGCAGAATGATCTTGAAGAACTTGCGAACCTCATTAATAAAGTAGTGCGAGTGATGGCTCAAGATTCAATTATGGGTGAAAAAGTATCTTACGGTACGACCTACAAAGAGATGGTTGAACTATTCCCGCTCGCTGAAGTCGGAAAAGTTTACGAGCCTGGTGCAATCTTTGCGGTTGAGGACCCTAGTCATGTCGAAGTTAATGGAGAAGGTAAACGCATCCTGATTCAAACCAATCAGTCCTTTACTTATCAAGGAGAAACCCTTGCTCAACTTGAAGGAACACCTTACCAAAATGGCGTTTTAGCAACTTGGAAGTTTAATGCACCGAAAGCACCAAATGAGCCTACAACTGTCGCACCAGCAGCTGCAGTTTCTACGGCTACTACCGTGACTCCTACAGTTTCAGAACCTTCTGCTACAACAGTTGCGCTTAACCAATAACGGGGGTAACTATGGACGTCTTACAACAGATAGAACATTTCTTCATGAACGTGCTACCATCGGCTTCACCAATTATCATCGCTTGGCTTAGCTACAAATTGCCGAAAAAAGCCAAAGAAGAGACGGAGAAAATCGTTTCGGAACTAACCGATGTTAAGAAACAGATTAAAGATGTCCAGACTACCGCTAAAGATAGCAATTCCAAAATCGACGAAGTGCAAGAAAAATTAAAAATTCACGATGAGGCGCATCTAAATACCATGAAGTTGCGCCTTGACCGTGATATGCGACGGGCTATTAACAGAGGATATACCTCTAGAGATGAATTCTCACTAGTAGAAAGTATGCACAAAAGCTATAAAACTCTAGGAGGTAATGGATACATAGATCGTTTATACTGCGATTTTGAGAAATTGGATATTACGACAGATATCTTAATAGATGATAGATAGAAAGGGGCGCAGAATGGGTTGTAACAAACGTAGAGTTAATACAACCAATTTGGCTCGAATTGATGGTGGCGACCTTATTAAACAAGGGGATTTGTCTTCCACTTTTGGATTTGAATTGTTAGATGAAAATTACCGTGTCATGAACTCGTTTGAGGGTCAAGATGCGGTTATTACTCTAACAAAGGGACAACGTAGGTGGAAGACAATTGCTCCCGTCACTAGCCATTCTGTC